CTATTTTTACCTGAAAAAAATGTATTGGGTGTTACTAGTGTTTTATTGAAAGATGGAACACAATATGCTAATGTACCATCAGACCAAGAATTTTTGGGAACTAATAATAAATGGTATGAGGTGGATGCCTTAATTCAGGATAAAGTATTCATAGAAGACCCATCAAAGGCTTCTGACCAACCTGGTGTTAAAGTTGGGAGATATATCGCAACAAGTAATAAATTCATCACAGAATTTACGCCCGAATCATTCTTCAAAATGACATTCGGTGGAGGTAGTCAATCTGCGGACGAACAATTAAGAGAGTTTGCATCAACAGGTAACCCACTTAATTTACAAAAGTATTCTAACAACTTGGCCTTAGGTAGTACATTAAAGGCGAATTCAACCCTATTTGTTCAATATAGAGTTGGAGGGGGTATTAGTAGTAACGTTGGTGTTAATGTTATTAATCAGTTGGGAACTGTGAATTTTGCGGTAAATGGACCATCACAAAGTCAAAATACTTCGGTAGTTAACTCACTGAACTGTAATAATACAACCGCAGCCATCGGTGGAGCAAATATCCCATCTGTTGAAGAGGTCAGAAATTATGTGACATATAATTTTGCGGCTCAAAAAAGAGCAGTAACAATTAACGACTATGAGTCTATTATACGAGGTATGCCTTCTCAGTTCGGAGCACCGGCAAAAGTTGCGATTACAGAACAAGATAATAAAATCAAGGTTCAATGCCTATCATATGACTCAACAGGTAAATTGACAAATGTTATTTCAAATACCATGAAATCTAATATCGCCAATTATCTATCTAACTATAGAATGATTAATGATTATGTTTCAGTTGAAAGTGCCCAAGTTGTAGATTTGAAATTTGATGTATATATTGTATTAGATGGAGGTCAAAATCAAGGAACTACCATCACACAAATTGTTGATATCATTTCTAATTATTTTTCACCATCGATAAGAGAAATGGGTCAAAACATTTATGTATCAGAAATTAAAAAAGAAATTCAGTCTTTAAATGGTGTGGTTACTGTTGCTCAAATTGATGTGTTTAACTTAATTGGTGGTCAATACTCATCATCACAAACATCTCAGAGATATTCAAATTCTGAAACTAAACAAATTGAACTAATTGACGAAACAATATTTGCGGAACCAACACAAACATATCAAATTAGATTCCCTGGTAAAGATATTAGTGTTAGGGTTAAAAACCTTAAAACAGTTAACTTTAGTTAATAGATTTATTTTTTAACTTATGGGGTTATTTTTTGAAAATAGAATATAAACTATTTATTCAAAAAGTATTTGATGTCAAAATCAGTTAGAGTAAGAACACAAGTTGGGAAAGACCAATCATTAACATTTAATTTGAATCAAGATTTCGAGTTTATCGAAATTTTATCGTTAAAACTTTCTCAAAATGAAATATATACAAGGCAGTGTGCGGATTACGGAGTTGTAGTTGGTAGAATCTCAATTAACAACGGATTCGGTATTCCAAATGCGAAGTTATCTATTTTTATACCAATATCGGCGGAGGATGAAGTAAATCCTCTAATTAACTCAATTTATCCCTACAAAAGTCCTGAAGAGATTAACGAGGATGGGTTTAGATACAATCTATTACCTTACAAACCATCATATCCTGGACATTCTGCGACAGGTTCATTTCCTGATTTACAAGATGTGTTAACCAATTCAACTGCGGTAGAAATATACGACAAATATTATAAGTTTACAGTAACAACAAACGACAGTGGAGACTTCATGTTATTTGGTATTCCAACAGGTTCTCAAAATTTAGTAATGAATGTCGACCTTTCAGATATTGGACCATTTTCACAATCCCCACAAGATTTAATTAGACTTGGTTTGGCAACAGAAAGCCAAGTTAACGGAACTAAATTCCAAACATCCGAAAATTTATTTTCTTTACCTCAAATTGTTAGTGTTACGCAGCAAGTTACTGTAAACCCTTTATGGGGTGATGAAGAACTCTGTCAAATTTCAATCACAAGAGCGGATATTGATTTGACACAAACAAAAAATATAGAAATTAAACCTACCGCCATTTTCATGGGTTCTATATTTTCAGATTCTGATAGAGGGTCAATAAAGAAAAATTGTAAACCACCTTTAAAGTCTGGAAATTTGTGTTCTTTAAATTCAGGACCCGGTCAAATCTTATCATTAAGACAAACAATAAGACAAGATTCACAAGGAAGACCTGTATTACAAGAATACGAATTAGAAAATAACGGTAATGTAATTGATGAGAACGGGACTTGGTTATTAGATGTACCAATGAATTTGGATTATATCACAACTAACGAATTCGGGGAACAAGTTTTTTCAAACGATGAAAAAAAGGGTATACCAACAAGAGGTAAATATAGGTTTAAGATAAAGTGGAACCAAAGTCCTGACTTATCTTTACCTATAAGAAAGGCCAATTTTTTGGTACCAAATGTCAGAGAACATGGGTGGAATAGTTCTAGTGATGACCCATTTTTAATCACCGACCCAACAAATGAAGATTATTTATTGTTTAAAGCATCATACGCCTTTAGTTTAAATTGGGATGACTATGGGTTAACCGGAGATACTGTTGGAGAAAAAATAATACAAGAGGCAATTAATTGTAAAGATAAGTTTTATGATATGTCTTACAATAAGGTCTATACCATTTCTCAATTAATAACTAGATACACTAAGGGGGCATTTGCGAGACGTTATTCGGGGATTAAAGCGATTACTGATGATGAATGTGAAAGTACTACAAATAAGTTCCCATCAAACGATGCTCAATTCAAACCTGATTTTCTTTTTACCGTATTTTCCATTTTAATAATTTTTCTAAGTGTCCTTTTAAAGATATTTGTCAAAGTTCTACATGTTGTATGTAAATTATTGAATGATATATTAGAGTTTCTTAAAAAGATTGATGGTAATTTAATAAATTTAAGTAAAGCAATTGCGGCAATTGAAAGACTATTAGAAGGTTTATCAGGATTTAATTTACCAATGTATACATATCCCGATTGTGAATTATGTGATTGTAAACCTGCGGGGGCTGCCTCAGGAAGTGTTCCAACCGGATTAATTGGCCCACCACTATCTCCTTTTAAAAATAATAGTGTTTTAGCGGATTTAATCGACCCTAATCAATATGAATCACAAATCACAAGTGGTTCTAACGATTTTACAGCAATCGCTCAGGCTTTCTATGCTGGACTTGTTACAAACAATACAAGTAAATCATGGACATTTAAAACCCCGCAAATCCAACTATTTAATTATGAAGAACCCGCAGGTAGTACAAGTCCTAGTTTTTTTTGGACAACGACTCTACCGTTACATGAAAGGGCAACACTACAAACGGCCAAGGGTAAATTTTTTGGAAGTGGTTTGAGTAAAAATTATCCCCCTTTAGTAAACAATGGTTCATTGGTTATTGATACTAATCAAGAATCACCATTAAACCAATTTACATCAGGTGGTCAAGTATATTATTTAGGTGGTGGTACTACGCAAGTTAAAGTTTGTTTTAATACTCAATTTAACAATATAACCGATGCTCCGGATTTTGTATTTAATACAAGTACAAATAAATATGAAAGAAATTCTTTACTGAATACTGTTAATACTAATAATAGTTTAGGATTTCATTATGATAATATTTTTATTTTATTAACTGAAGAAAAGTATGATTCAGAAACTTTAATGACTTTTGAAAATCCTTTAACATACAATGATATTAACCTGTCAGGCACAGTTACAAACCAATTTGGTACAAATTCAGTTACAGGAACATCAATAAATAACGGACTAGTGAATATTCCAGTGAGTCATACCCATCCTATGACGGGTAGAAGGTTGATAACAAACTACACTATATCAGGTGATAGTTCAGATAATCAATTTTTAAGGTTCCCAACCGGTATGGAATATTATCAAGTAATAACCTCAATGACTGAAAGTCAAATTGCTACGATACAAAGTAATGGTTGGAGAGAAGAAATGCAATCTGCTAGTTATATTTTGAGAGTTTTCTCACCTTGGACAAGATTTGTAAATATGAATGTTTTTGATAGTGGGTTGAATTATAATTGGACATGGGAATCAGGTTGGGAAAAATATTCCGATAAGAGTGCTGTTTATGTAACAA